GCTGTGTGTCGTGGGCCTCGCGGTCGGCATTGCGTGCGGCTATGGCAAGCAGTTGTACCGGAAGCTGCATCCGGCCGTGAAGTAGTGTCCTGTTTGTCTCGTTCCTGTCTCGTTTGACCACTCGGCTGAAAGCCAGCCATCCTCAGTACACCGGAGAAGAACAATGAACCCCATCGTCGTGATCTGGATTCTCGCAGTCGTCGTCGCCGTGCTCCTCGGCCGTGAAGTCGGCAAGTGGCTCTTCGGCGAGAACGCCAAGCTGATGCAGAAGAAGCGGGCCGCCCAAGTGCTGTCCGGCAAGCTGCGGGCCGCCGGCCTCAAGTGGATTCCCGCCCTCCTGGAAGACTTCGCCGTGGGTGATGTCCAGGACATGGTGGAGAAGATTCACGATCTCGCCAAGCTGGTGGAGGCCGGCAGTGACGCCATCGAGAAGGAGTTGGAGGCGACTTACGAGAACGTCCTGGCCAAGAAGTTGGCCAGCCCCGAGGGTCTGGCCTACATCAAGGCGAAGATCGCCGAGATCGAGGGCGCGCCGGCCGCCGCCGCATCTCCTGCGGCTCCGAAACCGGCCGCACCCGTGGCGGCCCCGAAGCCTGTCGCGGCCTAGTTCGTTGAATCGCCGCGCCCGGTTGCGGTCCTACGCGGCCGGGCCGGTTCTCCGATGGCTCCCGCACGCCGCGAGCCATCCGAGAACCGGAGAGCAATGATGAATCATCGACAAGTTCTGGCTGCCTTGTTCGTACTGCTGGCGCTGTTTGCAGGCTGCGAAGCGCCGCAGCAACACGGTGGTTGCCGCCGGCCCAAAGTGCTGGTCTTCACGGCCTCGTGGTGCGGCCCATGCAGGCAGGCGAAGCCTTATCTGGTCCAGGTGGAGGCGGCCGGCGTCGAAGTCCAGATCGTGGATATTGATGAGAACCCGGAATTGGCTCGGCGGTACGGCGTCACCAGCGTGCCGACGTTCTTCGTCTACGTCTGCGGGCGAAAGGTCGTGCGGACCCAGGACGTGATGGTCGTGGTCGCGCTGACGCGCTTTGGGTGCAAGTGATGGCACGCCGTCGCTGCCGCAATTGCCCGGACGAGCCGGAGCGGGCCACGGAACCCAAGGTGGTGAGGACGGTCGGCTCTCGTCGCCGAGAACGAAACACGAGGTTGCACCGGGCCGAACGCCGAAGCAACCAGCGAGCCGCACTTGCCGCTGTCCCAAGCGAACCCGCGATGCAACCTCGTTAAATCATGCCCGCCGCTGGACGTGACAACAGGATGAACTTTGTCGATGAATTGCGGGCCTTTGTCAAAGAGGGGTTTCGGAGCAACAACCTGCGGTCGTGCAGCCGGTGGGCCGAGCATCGACGGGTGATGGGGGCACCCTTCAACGGTCCTTACGGCTTCGGTCGGCATCCCTGGTGCCGCGAGATTCACGACAGTGAGGCGGCGTGGACGATTGCGATGAAGGCCGCCCAGTTGGGCGTCACGGAGACGGGGATCAATCGGGCCTTCTTCACGCTCGACCAGTCGAAGCGGGACGTGCTCTATGTCCTGCCGACGAGCCTGAACGCGAGCGACTTTTCCAAAGCCCGCTTTGCCACCGCNCTGAAGCTCAGCCCCTACCTGAAAAACCTGTTCGTCGATACGAACACCGTGGGGCTGAAATCGACCGGCACCAACGTCCTGTATATCCGTGGGAGCCGTGGCGACAGCAACTTGAAGTCCATCCCGGTGTCCGAGTTGGTCTTGGACGAGTTGGACGAGATGGACACCCATGCGGTGTGGCTGGCCTTGGAGCGACTGAGTGGTCAGATCGAGAAGCACATTCTGGCGATCTCGACCCCGACCGTTCCCAAGTACGGCATCCACAAGCTGTACTTGACGAGCACCCAGGAGCACTTCTACTTCCAATGCCCGCACTGTGGCCGATGGACGGAACTGATCTGGCCGGATTGCGTGGAGATCATCGGCGAGTCCGTCAATGACCCCCGCTGCAAGGAATCGTTCCTCAAGTGCAAGGAGTGCCAGCACAGGTTGGAGCACGAGGCCAAGCCGGAGTTTCTGGCCGGCGGCCGGTGGCAGGCGACGGAAACGAACGGCTCGGCGGAGGAAGCGCGGGGCTTTTACATCAACCAGCTTTACTCGTCCACGGTGACGCCGGGCGAGTTGGTGATTGCCTACCATCGCGGGCTGGGTGACGAGGCGGCGAACACGGAGTTTCATTGCAGCAAGCTGGGCGTGCCGTTCATTGCGGAGGGTGCCCAGGTCACGGACGAGATGATCGAGAATTGCATCAAGGGGCACTCGATCAACGACAAACGCCCGCAGGTCGGCGGCGACCGCCTGATAACGATGGGCGTGGACCAGGGGAAGATCGGATACATCTCGGTCGTGGAGTGGCTTTTCGACCGTCCGCCGGGCGACGACATCAATGCGGCGGCCATCGGCAAGCTGTTGTGGTTCGGCAAGTTTCCTGGGGAGAGCGAGAACGGCTGGGACTACCTGGACGAGTTGATGCGGGAGTGGCAGGTCTTGGCCTGCGTGGTGGACGCCGACCCGTACATCAACGACGCCCGGCGTTTCGCCAAAAAGTTTCACGGCTACGTGTGGCTGACGCGATACCGGCGGGGCAAGACGGCCAAGGAAATTGCGATCAGCGAAGAGGAGACGGGCGCTCCGTTCGCCACGGTGGATCGCACGAACTGGCTCAGTTGCACGATGGGCCGCTTCAAGACGAATCCACCCCGCATCTTGCTGCCGCGCGACATTACGTTCGAGTACCGCGAGCACGTCAAAAACCTGGTGCGAACCTACAAGAAGGACGAGACGGGCAACATGGCGGCCGAGTACGTGAACGTGGGAGCGGACCACTTCGCGCACTCCTTGTGCTACGCCGACCTTGGCCTGGCCCTCGCGCCGATTGGCGGCGTCGGCGAGAACGTGGGGAAAGTCACCTAGCGAGAGGTTCGTCATGGCCGAAAGTCAGACCCTCAGCCTGATCGACAGCCGGCACCCCGGCTATCTCTCCGGCTTGACGGATTGGGAAAAGTGGCGGCGGACCTACGAAGGCGGTGACGCCTTCCGCGACTGCTATTTGGAGAAGTTTTCGACCCGCGAAGACCAAACGGACTTCAACGCCCGCAGGAACATGACCCCGGTGCCGGCCTTTACCAAGGCGGCCATCAACGACATCCGCAACGCCATCTACCAGCGGCTCCGGGACGTGGTGCGCAAGGGCGGCAGCGACGTGTACCAGGCAGCCGTCAACGGCAACAATCTCGGCGTGGACCATCGCGGCTCGACCATGAACGCCTTTCTGGGCGTGAAGGTCTTGACCGAGCTATTGGTCATGGGGCGGGTGGGCGTGTTCGTCGATCATCCGTTCGTGCCGGCCGACGCCACCTTGGCCAACGTGCGGCGGCCGGCACCGTACCTGTACAAGTATGACATCGAGGACATCCTTTCCTGGACCTGCTCGAAGCCGGAGGCCCCGTCCGAGTTTCAGGCGGTGCTGCTGCGGGACACGACGATGCAGTACGACCAGGCTACGTTGCTGCCGACGTTGACGGTTCAGCGCTATCGTTACTTGCGGATCGACCCGAACACGGGCAGGGTCCACTTGCAGTTTTACAACCTCAAGGGTGAGGCGGTCGATCAATTCGGCCAGCCCGGCGGCGAAATCCAGATGGAGTTGGACCGCATCCCGTTCGTGCTCTTGGACATTGGCGGGAGCCTGATTAAGGACGTATGCCAGCAACAAATTGCGTTGCTCAACCTCGGCTCCAGCGACGTGAACTACGCCTTGCGGAGCAACTTCCCCTTCTACATCGAGCAGCGGGACTTGCGGGCGGTTGGTGCCCACTTGAAGCACGCCGCCACGGAAGACGGCACGGCCACCAGCGGCGGACAGGGCGCGGCGGACGCCAGCATCAAGGTCGGCGCGACGCACGGACGCACCTACGACAAGGGGATGAACGCGCCGGCCTTTATCAATCCCTCGGCCGAGCCACTGCGAGCGAGNCTGGAGTTGCAGGACCGGCTCAAGCGGGACATCCGCGAGTTGGTNAACCTGGCCGTGTCGAGCNTGGCGGTGCGGGTCTCGGCCGAGTCGAAAGCGATGGATAACCAGGGCCTCGAAGCTGGCCTGTCGTACATCGGGCTGCTNCTGGAAAGCGCCGAGCGGCAGATCGCCGAGTTCTGGGCCNGCTATGAAGAGCGGAATGTCTCCAAGCGCGAAGTGGCGACGATCAAGTACCCGGAGCGGTACAGCTTGAAGTCGGACGCTGACCGCATCAAGGAAGCCCAGGACTTGCAGAAGCTCATGGGTGCGGTCCCCGGTCGCCGGGTGAAGCGGGAGTTGGCAAAGGGCATCGTCCAGTCGCTCTTGGGCGGGAAGATCAGCATGGACGATCTGAGCGCGATCAATCGTGAGATTGACACCGCCAACTATACCACGAGCGATCCGCAGACGATCATCCAGGCCGTGGCCGGCGGTCTCTGTGGTGAGAAGACCGGTTCGATTGCTTTGGGTTTCGACGACGACGAGTACGAGAAAGCCCGCGAAGACCACGCCGATCGCGTCAAGCGGATCGCCGAGTCCCAGGGCATGGGCGGCGATGGCGGCGAAGGCGATCCGGCGGCGCGGGGCGTCCCGGACCTTTCNGCCAATCCCAACGCCGGGGTGGAGGAGAAGGCGGCCAGCCGCAATACCGATTTGCGAGACACCACGGCCCGGCGCGTGCGCGGCCAGGGCGCTGACATTCAAGGGAACCAGACCTGACGGACGGTAGCTATGGCTCTACGTTGGATCGAAGGTTTTGAGACGATGGGCAGTGTTGGGGCCAACATTAGTGCCCTATTGGCGAGGAAGTACGGACCTCCGTGGGACTTTGCTGCTAATTGTGCTTCCCTGTCCGCTGGGCGTTTCTT